TCCTATTATAGATAAAGAATGTGCATTTGCTACAGATTGTGGCAATCATAAGCATTGTGGTATAAAAACTGGACATTACGAAGAAACAATGATACATAGTCTTACATCATGCCCTAAACCAAAAAAGAAAAAACGTGGCAAAAGATAACAAGTTAGTTATAAATAAATTAAAAGAGAATATGATAATGTTTGGTAAAATTATAATGCCAAACATGTTTACTGTACCATCTCCAGATTTTCATTATAAAATTGCTGATGCTTTACTAAACGATGCCTCCAAGCAAGTAAACATCATAGCCCCTCGTGGTCATGCTAAATCCTCCATTGTGGGTGGTGTCTACCCTTTATACCACCTTATGCATCACGAGGGGAGTAAATTAATAGTCTTAGTGTCTAGAACTCAAGACCATGCTATAAAGTTATTAGGTACAATTAAAGATACTCTTGATTATAGCGAAACTTTTAGAGCTATTTATGGATATTGGGGACAACATAGTGCAAAACAATGGGCTAAGTCAGAAATAGAGTTAAAAGATGGCTCTATGATTATATGCAAAGGTACAGGTCAACAGCTTAGAGGAATTAAAGTAGGTAGTCAAAGACCTACGCTTATTATTGTAGATGACCCAGAGGATGAGAATAATACTAAGACTGCTGAAGCTATGGAGCAAAACCTTAGATGGTTATTGCAGTCAGCAGTTCCTTCACTAGATCCTAAGAAAGGGAAAATAATTGTTATTGGCACACCGCAGCATCAACGCTGCTTAGTAGAAGTACTAAAAGAAATGAAAGGTTGGGTAAATATGCATTTTAGTCCAGACATGGATAAACAAATTGCATTATGGGAAGAATGGCAACCTATAAAAAAATTAAAACAGAAAAAAGAAGAGTTAGAGTCAATAGCAAGAGTAAGTGTTTTTTATAGAGAGTATCTATGTCAAATAGTTGGTGATGAAGACCAGCTGTTTAAAGAAGACTATATACAATATCATGATTATGAACTAGAAATAGATGAAGATAATCAACATTATTTAGATACTGGTTCTAATAAAATACCAGTAAACGTCTTTATGGGGGTTGACCCTGCATCCTCAATACGCAAAACAGCTGACTATAGTGTTATTATGCCTGTAGCAGTTGATAATAATAATAATCGGTATATTCTAGAATATTATCGCAAAAGAGCAACCCCTATGAATTTAGCAGAGAGCATTATAGAGTATTTTAAACTATACAAACCTGTAAAGGTACGTATAGAGTCTGTTGGCTATCAGGAAATGTTACGAGAATATTTAAGACAAAGGACAGAAGAAGAAAATCTATTTATTAGTGGATTAGAAATAAAAGAGTCTCCACGAACTAGTAAATCATCAAGACTTGAAACAATGGAGCCATATTTTGCACAAAAAAAAGTATATATTAAAAAAAGTCAATTATCTTTAAAAGATGAACTATTATTATACCCCAGAGGTAAACATGATGATTTATTAGATGGTTTATATTATGCTATGAAAAAATGTTATACACCTAATCACGTAGTAGAAGATAAAGAAAAACAATCTAGCAGCAATATTGCTGCAAAGACTTATGATTGGAAAACATCTTAATTTGGAACTTTTTACTTAACTTAATAGTTTAACTTATTAAAAACCTAACTTTATGCATAATAATAACTCTGATAAAGACCCAGAAGTACAATTAACTCAAGATCTTTTAAGCGAATATAGTTCAGCTAGACAAAATTGGTCTAAACAAGCTGTGGAGGATAATGAATTTCGTAATGGTAAACAATGGACAAAAGAACAGTCTGATGCATTGCGTAATAAAGCTCAAGAGCCAATTGTAGTAAATGTAATTTTTTCTGCAGTAGAGCAAGCAAAAGCAATGCTCTCTGCAAATAAACCACGATTTCAGTCAACTGCTAGAGAAACCAGCGATACAGAAGTTGGTCGTTTATTTTCTGACTTGATGTCCTACGTCTGGGATACATCTAATGGCAACGTAGAACTCAAGCAATGCATCGATGATTACTATGTTAAGGGCATGGGAGTTATGATGGCTTATACTGACCCAGATAAAGACTTTGGTCGTGGTGAAGTTTGTCTTAAATCATTAGACCCACTTGAAGTGTATTTTGACCCAAGCAGTAAAGACACCTTCTGTAGGGATTCTGGACATATTTTAGTAGCAAAATTAATGAGTGAAAATCAATTAATTCAATATTACCCAGAATATGAAGAACAAATAAAAGAAGTACAAGAAACTAGTTATATAAATATTCCTGCAGAAAGTAGGCATTCTTTATATTCTGAAGATGTTACTGTTAAAAGTAGAATATCTGGACAAAAAATTACTGGTGATAGAGAATTAGAAATGTTTACAAGGTATACAAAGATACGTATGCCTTATTTTAAAATATACGACCCTTATAGCAATGAAGAATATGTATATAATACACAAGAATACGAAGATTATAAAAAAGAACAAATAGTAATACTTACTACAGCTGACCAAGAGCCTCTAATAATTACAGCTGAAAAAGATGTAAGAGGCTATGTTCAAATGCATGAGCAATTAGGTGATACGTTTCATATGATGATAGACCCTATGACTGGACAGCAAATGCCTATGGCAGGTAAAGAACATGAAGGTTCTATTCCAAATTCAACTAGTCACATTGATATTGCAACTAAAGACCATTTAATTAATTCTAATAAAATAATGGTTAATGAAATAGAAATAACAAATATAAAACAATGCGTTACTGTTGGTGACCATATGTTATATGAATCAATTTTACCAATAGAGGAATATCCTATTGTGCCATTTATGAATGGTTTTAATCGCAATCCTTATCCTATGTCTGATGTTAGATTAGTGAAGGGATTGCAAGAGTATATAAATAAAATTCGTTCATTAATTATTGCACATGCATCTAGTAGTACAAACGTAAAATTATTAATTCCTCGTGGTGCAGTAAACAAACAGCAGGTAGAACAAGATTGGGGAAGAGCTGGAACAGCGGTTATAGAGTTTGACCCAGAGTTAGGTAGTCCAATAGTTGCTTCCCCTATACCTTTGCCAAATGAATTATATAAAAATGAGGCAGATGCAAAAGCCGATATAGAACGAATCCTTGGTATATACGCTTTAATGCAGGGCGACATGGGTGCTGCACCACAAACTTTTAAAGGTACTGTAGCTTTAGATGAATATGGACAAAGACGCATTAAATCCAAAAGAGATGATATAGAAGAAGGAATGAACCAGTTAGCAAAAGTAGTGGTTGGATTAATACAATTTGTATATACAGACCAAAAGATTTTAAGGTTAATGCAACCTAATAATAAACCTAAAGAAGTTGTATTAAATAGTCCTTTATATGATGATATAGGAAATGTAGTAGGAAAAATAAATGATATAACTATAGGTAAGTATGATATTATAGTTTTATCTGGTTCAACACTTCCAAGTAATCGTTGGGGAAGATTTGAGTACTATATGCAATTATATCAAGCTGGTTTAATTGACCAAATAGAGTTATTAAAACAAACTGACGTTGCAGATATGGAAGGCGTACTAGAAAGAAATGGTCAAATGCAACAATTACAAGGTCAAGTACAATCACAAGCTGAAGAAATTAAAAAACTTAAAGGTGACCTACAGACTGCACAAAGAGAATCATTACATGATAGAAAACGTGTAGAAGTAAAAGAATTTGAAAAGAAACTTGCTAAAGCAGAAGCTAAAGTGGAAATGGCACAGCAATTATATAAAACAAGATTGTCTGATGAATTAAAAAATGCAAAGCAAGATCTCTCTGTTGCTAGTAATAACAATCCACAAAGAGAGATGAATGAAACAATATTAAGCTTAGATGAAGCATAAAGAATTGAGGAAGCGGTTGCTGGAATTAACCAAATCGCAAAAAAGGAAAAGAAAATGGAAAAATTGGAAGTAGTTGATGCTGGTACTGCACCCGCAGGTAACGTAGAAATGTTTCAAGGAGAGCTGTCTGCAGAGGCACCTCAAGTTGAACAAGTTTCTAACGTAGACCTTAACCCTGTTACAGGGCAAGAAGTTGCAGAACCAATTAGCCAAACCACAGAAAACGGTGTTGACCAAAAAGAAGACACCAATAGGTATGAGTACTGGCAGTCACAGGCTGATAAAGCCAAGAGTGAACTATCTGGGCTTAGAGAAGAACTGGATTATTATAGAAATAGCATGGCTCCTGTTGAGCAAATGTTACGTCAAAATCCAGAGGTTCTTGATAGCTTAGAAGCAAAGCTCTCCAACGGACAACCTGCAGGACAAACCCAAATGGGAGTTCAGCAGTCTTCGTTGAAGGAGCCAACAGAACCTGAAAAACCAGTTAATTACAATGAAGTCGATGCTTATAACGACCCAGAATCAAAGTCGTTTCAGTATCGAATGGCTAAAGAAAACTATAGAGATGAGTATCTTGGTTATCTAAAAGGTGTTGACGCGCAACGTCAAACTGATATGCAAAAAGCATATGAGCAACAAGCTGCTGCTCAACAACAAGAAGCTATAAGACAACAAGCATATAGTCATGCTGTTAATAATTATGGCTGGGATAATCAAAAAGCAGGTGAGTTTATTCAATGGGCTTCTGCTCCTGATAATCTATCTATGGATAATTTAGCTAAGTTATTTGAATTAAGAACAAATGCGAACCCAGTAGTGCAACAAAAAACACAAGAAATGCAAAATCAAGCTCAAAGGTTATCGGTACCTAAAGACCCTTCTGTGATTACAGGAAAGTCTGAACAACCAAGAACTGAAGAGCAGTCATTTAGTGATGCATTACTAGGACGCTAAGTAAAAAAGGAGTCAAATAAATGGCTACAACAAAAAACCTTTCTGGTGCTAGTGGAGTACTATATGATGATCGCCGAGATTTTTATGTAGACCCGCAAGTAACTAAGGAATTATGGACTGATGTTGCTCCCTTTACTACAATGGTTAGTAATCAGGAAATGCGTTCAGTACCAGACCCTGTTTTCAAAATGTTTGAACACAGAAACCCTTGGGTAAAACAAGAGTTCCAAGCTCATGAAGATATATCCTCTGATTCTGGTGTATTACCAGCAGATGATACTCTTCCAAGTGAGTTGCAAATAAAAACAATGACAGGTCTTCCAGCTGCTGTAGACAGTTCTTATATAGGATTAGTTTGCGAACTGTGGGATTCTACTAAAACATCAAACAAAGGTGTAGTTGTTATTACTAATGTGGGAGCGTCAGCAAATCATATTATTCTTAAGAACTTAACTGGTGCATCCCTTGATATTAATGCAAATGATTATTTTTGCGTTATTGGTAATGCACAAGGTGAAGGTAGTGAAGCACCTGATTCTTGGGCTGATGAATTATCTGTAGTTTGGAATAGTACTCAAATTTTTAAAACTGCTTTGCAGGTAACTGGTACGTTACAAGCTGCAGTATTAAAAGGTGAGTCATCTGAACTTGCTAGATTACGTAGACAGAAAGCACAAGAACACAAAATGCAAAAAGAAAAAGCTTTCTTATTTGGTAAAAGAATGGGTGGTACAGATTTAGCTGATGCTAGAGACGGTGCTACTGGAGAATCTTTTACAGATAGTGGA